AAGAGTTGGCAGATAGTTTTTATAACTTTTCGTTGACGCAAGGCGACCCTACGCTAATTATGTCTGCGTACAACGCACGGCAAGCTGCCAAAGAACGTAGCGCGTATCAAGCCAGCCGCACGCCTGGGGCTCCTGCCGCGCCTGCTATTGCATCCGCGCAAGAACTACCGGGTGTAACAGTTGGCGGGCCAAATCCTCCTAACATGCTTGGGGGCGCTCCCATGCCTACGGCTAACAGGCTGGCACCTGCGCCTGTTGCTCCTGCTGCGCCGGTCAATCAGTTGGGAGTAGATACAAATGCAATGCAAACTCGCATTGATGAACTACGAAGCATGTACCCAAATGTGCCACAAGCGCAAAAGGAAGCTGACAGACTTCAAAAGCAACTAGATGAATCCCGCAAGCTATTTTCAGTTGGTGGAAACTTAGTAACTGGCGCTGGTGAGGTTCGCTACAAAGCGCCGGATAAGACGGCTGCGCCACCAAGTATGGTTGCTGAGTACATGTTTGCTACAACACCTGCCGGTGGTAATTTTGTAGGGTCGTACCAACAATTTGTAACCGCCCGTTCTGCTGCTGGCCGCGCTCCGGCTCAACCTCGCGCTGAACCTGCGCCAACAATTACGCAAATTGTTGATCCTACCAATCCCAATCAAATGATTACCATTGATGCAAAACGCTATCAAGGCGGAGGGACTGGATCAGTTGGTGTGATTGGCGTAGGCGGAAAAGAGCCTGGAGCCGCCATAAGACAAAATAAAGTTGAAGCTGGTAAAACCCAACTTGCCGACGACTTGGAAAATTTAAGGGCATCGTTTTTAACATTAGATAAAATGCGGGCTATCCCAAGCACCAATCGAAACCCGTTATCAAACATTGCGTCTGCCACCGCAGCAACAGGCATTGGACAAATTTTAGGTAGGGCTACCGGCACTGAAGCGCAAGTAGAACGCGAAGTTATTAACAGCGCCCGTACACGATTGGTCAATTCAATTAAAAACGCTACAGGAATGTCGGCGCAGCAACTCAACTCAAATGTTGAATTGCAAACCATGCTTAAATCCATTTCTGATCCTGGACAACCAGTTCAGGCCGCGCTGCGAATTATTGAGGACATTGAAAACGCATACGTCAAAGGCGCGGAAATGCCTAAAAAGAACGCGCCCGGGGGCGGCGGCGCGCCCGCGCCTGCTGCGGCAGCAGGAGTTGCGCCAACGCAAGACGCAGTTAATTTCTTGCGCGCAAATCCCGGCCTCAAAACGCAATTTGACGCTAAATATGGCGCTGGTGCCGCCGCCCGTATTCTTGAAGGCAAATAATGGCTACAAACCCGTTTGATCAGTTTGACGCGCCGCAAGCCAATCCTTTTGATCAATTTGACGCTGCGCCCACTTTTGGAGGGATGCTGCAAGATGAATTACTTCGCCCGTTTCGCGCTGCGCGTGATGTGGTTGCCGGTGGCGTGCGTGGCGCGGGTTCTGTTGGCGCAACTCTGCTTGCTCCACGGGATGCGTTGGAATCTTTCATTGCCCGGCAGATGGGCGCGCCGGAGTTGCAAGTTCCTGATCGTCGGGCGGCAATGGACGCAGCCTTAAAAAGCATGGGCGCGGACCCAGAATCTTATGCTTATGGCGGCGGTAAATTGGCAACTGAAGTTGCTGGAACCGCTGGTCTTGGCGGTTTTCTTGCGCGGCCAGTAGCGGCAGTGGCCCCGTATGCTCCAGCTTTCTTTAACCCAATTGTCAACGCCCTGCGGTCGTCCGGTTTTAGTTCTGGAATGTTGCCTACAGCCGTTGCTGGCGTTGCTCCACAGGCCATCCCTTTGGCAACCCGCGCTGCCGATATTGGGGCGCGTGTGGTTGGGGGTGGAGCAACGGGCGGCGCGACTGCCGCGCTCACTACCCCAGATGAGATTGGAACTGGCGTTGGGTTGGGCACTGGTTTAGCTGTTGCCGCACCTCCTATCGTTAAATTTTTAGCTAAAAGTGCAGGGTTTCTAAAGGATGCTTTTACTGGTCAGTTGGCCGCAGTTGGCGCGGGCAAAATAGCGCGAGATGTTGCGGGTGATCGGATCGGCGCTATCCGCGCCGCATTGATGGCAGCGCCATCCGACATTACCGCAGCGCAGGCTACATCAGGCATACAAAAAGACGCTTTTCAAGCTCTTGGTGCCATGACTAGTAAAACTGATGACATTTCATCATTGTTAAAACGTCAGGCAGCAGACGATCTAGCGCAATTGCAACGCATGGCCGAGGGTGGGAACGCCACTGAGGCACGAACAGCATATGAGCAATCAATTAAACGATTGAATCAGTTAACTGCCGACATGCGTAATGTTGAACTGCAAGCGGCTAACCAAGCTGCTCAAACAACCAATCGCTTGGCCCCACAAATGCAACAGCGTGAAGCGAGCATGGTCAATGCTTTGCGTGAAGGTATGCCTGCAAACTTACCTTCTGGTGCGGCTGGAATTTCAGCGCCAGGAGTGTCTGGCATTCATTCCGGCACTGAAGCATTGCAACGTGCAAATGTTGCAGACGATGCAGCTAGACGTTTAATGGTTGCACGTTCTCAGGCGGCTAGAGGCGGTGTTTCAGAGTCAACCGTACCCGGCGTAAACGATAAACAGATTGAAAGGGCCAATAGGTTTGTATCAGAACAATGGCAGGAAACATCAGACGCATTTGCCGCCATAGCTAAACAACGCCGTGCTGAAGCTGGGTTTATTGAACGGCAAATTGGTAGCTTGGAAGATTACGGTTTAAAACCATTGGACGCGGGAAAAATTACGGCGGCTATTGACGCCAAACTTTCCCAACCGGGTCTTCGTGCTAGTTCCAACATGATAAAGGTGCTTCAGTCTATTAGAGACGACATTGTTAACTTAACCGAAAAAGGTGGTGGCGTTATTGACGCGCACGACTTGTACACACTCCGTAAGGAAGGCATAAACGAACGCATCATGCAGATCATGGGCCAGACAGACCCCAAAATTAGCGCCAAGGTGACGCGCAATGTGCTTCAAGAAGTTCGCCCATTGATTGATGACGCTATTGAAGCGGCGGCTGGCCCCGGTGGGCCGGGCTGGAAAAACTATCTAAAAACGTATTCCCAAGGTATGCAAGCCATTGACCAAAAAGCAATGGCTTCAGAAGCCGCAAAACTGTTTGAGAACGCGCCAAACGAATACGTTAAGTTGGTTCGCGGAAATAATCCAGACGCAGTAGAAGCCATTTTTGGCCCCGGCAGCTACGACATTTTTAAGGAGATGGGCAGCAAGATGCCTACGTTGGAGAAGTTGGCATCCAACATTCAACGCGCTGGCGAGATGAAAGATGCGGCGGTCGCTGGCACTGAAGCATTAGAAAAAGCTGTTGGTAAAGGATCATTTAAGCTAAGATTCCCCGCTTTTTTTAGCCCTAAAATTACAGCGGCTAACATGACGTTAAGCATTCTTGAGAAACGTCTTGATAAGAAAATTTTTGCTGAATTGCAAAAAGGTATGCTTTCTGGAAAAAGCGCATTGGAGATGCTTAATACTTTGCCAACAATTGAGAAAAGCAAAGCACTCAAAGCATTGGCCGACCCTACTTCTTGGGGGAAAACTGGTGCGGTGGCAGCGCGTGCCGCAACCATACGAGAACAGCCTAAAAACTCTCTTGCCCCCGACAACCAAAACGCATTGGCCCCCCAATGATCGACCAGCAAACAATCAACATCGCCTTGGGCGCGGCGATGTCCGTAATCGGGTGGTTTGCGCGTGAGCTGTGGACTGCTGTGCAGCAACTCAAAAACGACCTAGCCGAACTGCCAAAAGTCTATCTTGCCAGGTCGGATTACAAAGACGATATGAAGGAGGTCAAAGAGATGCTCGGCAAGATTTTTGATAGGTTGGATAACAAAGCGGACAAGCCATGAACTTTGATATTGCGTTTGAGCGTTTGATTGGCCACGAAGGTTCTTGGGTCAACGACCACCGAGATCCGGGTGGAGAGACTAAATACGGCATCAGTCGGCGCAGTTACCCTGGCGAGATGATCCGCACGATGACGCTAGAACGTGCAAAAGAAATCTACCTGCGAGACTACTGGGGGCCAGCCGGGTGCGATGCGGTGCCTGACGCTATCAAATACGACCTGTTCGACATGGCGGTACACAGCGGTGTCATCACGGCCATTAAAACGCTCCAGCGCACGGTGGGCGTAAATGACGATGGCAACCTTGGCCCGATCACACTACAGGCTGTAGCGTCCATGCCTGCCCTGCGGTTCGTCGCTAGGTTCAATGGCGCCAGGCTACAGTTTATGTCTGCCCTGCCAACCTGGCCGTCATTTGGTCGGGGGTGGGCTAACCGCATCGCCAAGAACTTGCTGGAGGCGTAGCAGCTTCATCGCGTCCTTCAGGTCGCCCTTAAGCTGTTCTAACGCATCCTCTTGCCACTGTAGGCGCAGGTAAGCCTCAGTCGCAAACTTGTCTAGAGTCTCGCGTTCCCAAGCTGCAAAGTTAGGCATACGTTTCATCCTTGAGTTGTTGGCGCAGTTGCGCCTGTGTTTTGACTTGCGGTACCAAGGCTTCCTGCGTTGTAAACCTGTGCATATTGGCGCACATATACCTACGGCGCACACCCTTTGGGTTTACCCGAGTCTCCAACACCTCGGTGTATGTTTCGCAGGTGGGGCATATCATTTATCGTGCTGCCGGATTAAATTGTTTGCTAGGTGTGAAAGATCATTTGCATGGGTGGCAAGCGTATTAATGATTCCTTTCATCTCCAGCCTGTTGCGCTCACGCTCTGCGAGGGTAGCTGCCAGCCAAGCAGTCCACGCGGTTGGCTCATGCAAAAAACCAACTTGACCGCTTAGCCATTCGCGGAATTCTTGCTTGTCGGTCATGGTTTTTTCTCCTCAATCCTTGCTACCCGTTCCATAAAAGTATCCTCCCCCGTGTCGCCAGAGTACAGCCACTCAGCCTCCCGCGCCAGTTTTGCAACATGGTCAACAATTGCGGCAATCTCCGCAAGTTTTACTGCGACTGCTGGCTCCCAAATGCCCACTTTCCAGCCATCGACGACTTGCCCTTGCTGCGTCAACCTTTCCCGCAGATCGTCGGCAAAATCCATCATGCGCCTGTATGCGTAATCAAATGATCCTCCGCTCATTTTGTTTCCCTCGCTGCGTAAATCGCATCAGCTTCGGCACTGAGCCGATCCCGCATTTGCGTGTATTTGATCGGATGCAGGCTGTGGTACGACCATTTTTGCCCGTCCCAAAATCTTGCCGTGGACAGTGTGTACACGGCATCGGTCACCAGTTGCTCAAGATGCGCTACCTTCTCCCGCAGCCTTTGAGTCACGCACCCAGCTTTAGTGCAGCCAGCATGACAAGAGTGAACGTCGTTTACCAACGCTTTCATCTGGCCGGCGCGCTGTTCCGCAAGGCTTTTCCAGCCGTCGCGCTCTGCTGTGATGTCGTTTACCAAGGCCTTGCGCTCGGCACGCAGGCACACGATCAGGTCTGCCGCCTCCTGCACGTAGTTCGTGCCGTCTTGCACATACAGTCGGCGCAGTCTTTCAGTGATGTCAGTCATGTCTTTCCTTGATGTTTGATCCTGCCCCCGCCCCACACAAAGTACCGGGGCGATTCTGGGTACGGCGGGGTGTCTTCTTGGTGCCATGTCCACCAAAATTGTTTACGGCGGCGGCGCATCGTCATGGGGTCGCCTTGAGTGCTGCGCGTGCCATCCTCGCAAGCCAATAAATTGCCGCAGGATTCTCTAAAAATTCATCAGCGGCAGCAGCACTTTCGACAAATTCTCGAAGCGCAGCGTTATCAGCAGCAGATACAGCAGCGGCGTAATCAATAGCGGCATCCATGCGGCACACGGTTACAGTGCCAAGATCCGTCAGCATCTCAAATGCCGGTGGCAGTAATACGGTCATGTTGTCTCTCCTTCAATTTTCAAAGCGCGAATAGCGTCCCTGCACTCTTTGAGCGCATCGTATGTCCACTCGCAAGCCATCTCGCCTGCGCATGAATTGCCCACAGGTATCTGATGCTCTGTCAGCACCTTCGCCGCAGCCTCCAGCGCAGCACGGGCCACTTCGATATCACGGGCGCGAAGTTGGTGCGGCAGGTACGGCCACTGTGCGTTAAGGTGATCGGGCAACCTTGGCAACTTGATCATGGTTTCTCTCCCTCAACTGCCGCAGTCAGTCGGCGCAGTGCTGCTTGCAGATGCGCTTCGCTCACCGTGGTCGCGACAAACCACAGCCCAGCGTCATATGATTGCTCGTTGGCAATAGCTTTAGCGGATTGCGGCTCTAGCAGGTCTTTGCTTGCTTGGCGTTTTGACTCAAAGCCGGTCATTTGTACTCCTCCCTGCGCTTGTTAAGCCGATCAATTCGGGCTACGTTGTACGCCACCACGCTCTGCGCGTACTCTGCCGCAGTCTCTGCCTCCAGTTTTGACAGATGGGCTTGCGCCAACTCGGCTGCAATCATTTGCAGCGGCGTTGGGCGCTTGAATAGGTCGAATAGTTTTTTCATGGTAATTTAGCTTCTTTCAGTAATTCAAGTCTCTCCCGCGCAACGCGCAGGGTGTTGTACCGCTGGTGCAACCGCTCCAGCATGGATACTCTTTTGAGCGTCTGTCGCTCGTTGTTCAGTAAGTCCAACACTTCCGTTTCGGTCAGTGTGGACAGCCGGTCATTTAATCCGCGCCAAGTGTTTTTCAATTCGTGCCTCCAATGTGCTTATCTGCTTGACGCAACGCCCGTGCGCTCGGGTTGCGATGTTTAACTGGCGCGTGCGTGCCTTCAATTCAATCTTGGCCGCTTTGAGCTTGGCTTTCATTAACATAGTTCCTCCATCGCAATGTCAGAAATGGCGCGTTTGTCGTGCAACGCCGCCCAGATGCGCTCGTCAATCGTCTTGTTGGTCAGCATCACGTAGCACCAAACGTCATGCCGCTGGCCGCTACGATGCAAACGCCCGATGGTCTGCTCAAACAGTTCGAGCGACCAGGGCAAGGACAAGAAGACGATACGGCACCCACCATGCTGGAGGTTGAGCCCGTGGCCTGCCGACTTGGGGTGGACAAGCAGTAGTTCAATCGAGCCCGCGTTCCAGCGCTCAATTGCTCGGTCATCGTCAAGGGTCTGGGCGTGGGGGTATCGCCGCTTGAGTTCAGCCAACTCCTCTTGGTAGTTGTAAACAATGAGCGTATTCGCACGTTGGTTCTCCTCCAGTAATTCATGCAGCCTGTCGAACTTGGCCGTGTCAAACCACACCGGCGTTTGCACCGTCACCCACTTGCCGGGTATCTCTGACGGCGTCCGCACGGTGTCGTACACAAACCCGCTGGCAAGCTGCTGCAACTTGCCCGTCACCACGGCCGCGTTGACGGCCGTGATGTCCTCTAGCTTGAAGTCTTTCTTCATGGTGTCGTAAGGCTTGCGGTCGTACAGGTCACAGCGCACTTCCACCGTGTGCAGCGGCGGCAACTTGTCGCTGTACTCGCCCGCGTCCAGAACAAAAGTGGCAGGCTTAATCACGGCCATCACCTTCTCAAGACTGCCCTTGCGCGGTGCCCACTCGCCAAAGTCGGGGTTGGTCAGGATGAAGTACTGCTGCTGGAACGCGCCTTTGCTGCGGCCCAGCAGGGTCTGGTCAACGATCTTGCACTGGCCGAACACATCCTCCAGCCCGTTGCTGGTAAACGACCCCGTCAAGCCCCAACGAATGTTGATGGGCGCAAGAAATTTCAGCAGTTCCTTGAACCGTTTGCCGCTGGGGTTCTTCAAGCGTGTCAGTTCATCAAACACCACTGCGTCAAACGCGCCTGAAGGCAAGTTCTCGTAATTGGTCACTACCACTTGGGCGTCGGATTCAAACGCCGCTTGGCGCTGTTTGGCTGCTCCTACGGCTACTGCCAGCGTTACACCGGGTGCCCACTTCAGTTGCTCGACCGACCAGACGCTGGCGGCGACCCGCTTAGGGGCCAGCACAAGGAAGCGCTTTACAACGCCGTCCTTGAGCATGGCCTGCATGGCGGTCAGCGTGATGGCGGTCTTGCCTGCGCCCACAGGGGCGAGGATCATGGCGCGGTCGCGCTCGTACAGGAAGTCAGCCGCTTGGTCTTGATAGGGCCGCAAATTCATCTACTTGTTCCTTTGTCCATAGACATACATACCGCTGATTGAGCCGCGCCATGTCAGCGGCGAAGACCTTCTGCAACTCTGACAGCTTGCCGCCTTTGGTCTTGAGTTCCACAAACCAAGTGCTGCCATCCGGCAGGCAGGCAATCCGGTCGGCCACGCCCCTGCGCCCAGGTGAGGTGAACTTGTAGGTCTTGCCACCTAGCCGCTCCACTGCCCAGACGAAGTGCCGTTCAACATCTTTTTCAACCATGACAAAAAGTTTAGCACACTTTTATTTTGTGTGCTAATATTCGTTCACCCAATCCGGGGTAAACACGAAAGTACAGTCAAATGAAGATCGAATTCTCCCGCGCCGAAGTCGAGCGCATCATCTTGGATCACGCTAACAGCCTGGTTCCCACCGTCACTTTTTCGGCCATCAGCGCCCGCTATAGTTCGATCCCCTCCAGCGTGGTTGTGGAAACGAAAGAAAAAGATGAAACACAGTAAAGTAGTCGGCGGTTCGACCGCCAAGCGCGTCATCAACTGCCCCGGCAGCGTGGCGCTGGTCGCCAAGATGCCACCTAAGCCAAGCAGCAAGTATGCCGACGCCGGTACGCTGCTGCACAACGTCATTGCGGACATCGTGATGTCGGGCAACCCGCCCGAGCATTACCTAGGCACCAAGTACGAAGACCAGACCCTGACGCAGGAACTGATCGACGACAAGCTCACGCCTGCGCTGGCGGCACTTGACGAGATTGACCCGTTTCACGGCATGGAGATAGAAGCCGAGACTAGCGTTAACTTTGGCACTTTGCTGCCTGGTGTGTTCGGCTCGACCGACCTCATAGGCCGGATCGGCAACCGCGCCATCGTGCTGGATTGGAAGTTTGGCGACGGTGTCATGGTCGATGTCGAGGACAACCCACAACTGTTGTTCTACGCCGCTGCGGCTATGCGTACAGAGGCCGCTAGATGGGCGTTTGACGGCGCGACCGAGATAGAGATGGTCATCGTGCAGCCGCCTGCTGTGAAGCGCTGGGTGACCACGCCAGCACGCATCGCGGCGTTTGAGTTGGAGTTAGTGCAGGCAGTTAAGGAGTCCGCGAAACCTGACGCCAAACTTGCAGTGGGCGACCACTGCCGGTGGTGCGCGGCCAGGCCAGTGTGCCCTAAGATGACCGGCGCTGCCGACCGGGCGTTGGAGGCCACGATTTTGGCGATAGACGCGCCGACTATTGCGGCTTACCTGAAGAACGCTGATATGTTGGAGGACTGGATTACGGACTTGCGGGCCTTGGCCCTCCAGTTGCTGGAGAGCGGGGTCAAGCTGCCTGATTACAAACTGGTCGCCAAGCGTGCGGTCAGGTCATGGACCGACGACGACAAGGCGAAGGGTGCCTTGCTTGCGCTCGGTCTTACTGAATCTGAAGTGGTGGAGGTGTCCGTAGTCTCCCCGGCCAAGGCTGAGAAGGCGCTTAAGAAGCGCAAGCAGGCTTTGCCGGATGACTTGGTCGTCGCCATCAGTTCAGGTAACACGTTGGCAAGCGCGGACGATAAGCGCCCCGAGGTGATGCTCTTGGGCAAGCAATTAACCGCTGCCCTTTCTAAACTGCAATGAAGGAACAGAAATGTCCAATTTAGTAGCGTTCTCCCAAGCGGGCTTGCCCGCAGTCTCTTCCCTCGCCGCATCCCTGCGGGCCATCCAGCCCGACACTGCGGCAGGTGGTACGGTCATCCTCAAGATGGACAAGACCGGCCACTGGGTTTTTGGTGCAGACCAGACCGAAGTCGAAGACGACTCGACTTGGGCCGTCAACCCGTTCTCGTTCGTTCACGGCGTCATCGCTTGGGGTGACGGCGAGGTGCTGGGCGAGAAGATGGTGTCGGTGAGCAAACCCCTGCCGGAGTTGGATGACGCCCCGCCAGCGGCCAAGCGCGGCTGGGAGGCGCAGGTCGGGATGTCGCTGAAGTGCATTAGTGGCGACGACAAGGGTATGGAGGCGCGGTTCACGACCACCAGCGTGGGCGGTAAGCGTGCGGTTCAGACTATTGCTGTAGCATTAGCGGATCAGGTCGAGAAAGACCAATCCAAACCGGTGCCGGTGGTGCGCCTGAAGAAGGAGCATTACCAGCACAAGTCGTATGGCCGGATTTTTACGCCGGTCTTTGAGGTTGTGGATTGGTTGACGTTGGATGGGGACGCCGCCGAGCCAGCCGTTAAGGCTGTCGAGGCACCAGCGCCCAGCCGCCGTCGCCGCGTAGCAGCGTAACGGCCTTTTCTGATGCTCATTGGCGACAGTGGGCATTGGAAAATGCTGTACCTTGACTTTGAGACACGAAGCGCCTGCGACCTAAAAGTCGCGGGCGTTTACAACTACGCGCAGCACGGCAGCACCGAGGTGCTGTGCATGAGCTACGCCTTCGACGATGATGAGGTGCAGACATGGTTGCCGGGTCAGCCGCTGCCCGACCTGACCGGCCACCGCATCATGGCCCACAACGCCGCCTTCGAGCGGTTGATCTGCTGGTACGTCTTGCAGGTCAACATCCCGCTGGAGTCTTTCTACTGCACCGCAGCACAGGCCCGCGCCAACTGTGCGCCTGGTTCGCTGGAAGACGTCGGTCGCTTCGCTGGCGCGTCTATGAAGAAAGACCACCGGGGTGCCCAACTGATTCGCAAGATGAGCGTACCGCCCTACGAGGAATCGCCCGAGTTGACCGCTGAGATGGTCGCGTACTGCGAACAAGATGTGCGGGCCATGCGGGCGATCAGCAAGGCCATGCGGCCACTGTCTGCCGACGAGTTATTGGACTACCATGTCAACGAGCGCATCAACGACCGGGGCGTGCTGGTCGATGTGCCTTTGTGCGAAGCGGCAGTGCGCTACGCCAGCGCCGAGTTGTTCGAGATACAGGCCATAGTCGCCGAGGTGACCGAAGGCGTCATCAAGAGCGTGCGCTCCCCCAAGATGCGCGATTGGGTTTACGAGCGCGTCGGCGACGAGGCCCGCAAGTTGATGCAAAAAGACGGCAAGGTCAGCATCGACAAGACCGTGCGGTTCAACTTACTAAATTGTGATGGAGTGCCACCCGATGTACAAGAGGTCATCCAGTGCGCCGACGATCTCTGGGCATCGTCGGTTGCGAAGTTCAGCCGCCTTGCACAGCTATCAGACGAAGAGGACAGCCGAGTCAGAGGTGCGTTCGTTTTCGCGGGCGGCAGCGCAACAGGAAGGGCCAGCAGCTACGGAGCCCAGGTTCATAATTTCACTCGACGATGCGCCGAATCGCCCGAGGACGTTAGATCTGCAATGGTCCGAGGCCATTCGATTGTGCCTAAATTTGGTCCACGCATTACAGATGTCTTGCGCGGAATGCTCCGGCCCGCACTGATACCCGCCAAGGGTAAACACCTAGTCGTCGCCGATTGGTCGTCCATTGAAGCTAGGGTTAACCCGTGGCTGTCGTGCCGGGGCGAGGATAAGCTGGCCGTGTTCGCGTCGGGTGCGGATGTGTACAAGGTCAACGCCGCCGCGACCTTTGGCGTGGCTGTCGATGCCGTCACCAAGGCGCAGCGCCAGATCGGCAAGGTTCAGGAGCTGGCCTGCGGGTTTGCCGGTGGCGTCGGAGCGTTTGCCGCTATGGGCCGCGCCTACGGCGTGGCGTTGCCTGAGTCGGACGCCCGCCGGATGGTGGACGGGTGGCGTAGGGCAAACCCTTGGTCGGTGCTGTACTGGCAAGACCTAGAATCGGCTTACACCCGCGCCATGCGGAACAAGGGCAAACCCTTCAGCGCTGGCCGGGTGACCTACATGTTCGACGGCCTGCACCTGTGGTACGTGCTGCCGTCTGGCCGCATCCTGTGCTACCCCTACGCCCGATTGGAGCCGGAAGGTATCTCCTATGCCAAGGCAGCATGGAAACCCGCCGCTGACGCTAAGGAGTGGCCCCGCGCCCGCCTGTGGAAGGGGCTGGCCTGCGAGAACATCACCCAAGCAGTCGCCGCCGATCTACTGCGCCATTCGCTGCGCCAGCTTGATAACGTTGTGCTGCATGTCCACGATGAAATTGTGATCGAAACCGACGCGCCCGACTTGGACGCGCTGCGCTTGGTCATGTGTACCCCGCCCGAGTGGGCCAAGGGTTTGCCCCTAGACGCTGAAGTCTCAATCATGGAAAGGTATGGGAAGTGAAACACGTAATAGGATTATCTGGAGGTAAGGACTCGACAGCGCTAGCGCTGCGGTTGATGGAATTCGAGCCCCGCGAGTACGAACTGATTTGTAACGCCACCGGCAACGAGTTGCCTGAGATGGTGGAACATTGGGCCAAGCTAGAGCAGATGTTGGGTCTGCCAATCAAAAAGGTGGGCCATTCGACCGACCTTTACGGCCTGATTGAAGAGCAGCAGATGCTGCCTAATTTTCGCGCTCGTTGGTGTACGCGCATTTTGAAGATAGAGCCAACCATCAAGTATTTTGAGACACTGCCTGAAGGGTCGGTGCTGTACGTTGGCTTGCGTGCTGACGAAGAGGCCAGGCGCGGCATCTACGGTGAAGACATGGCGATCCGTTTCCCGATGCGGGAGTGGGGCTGGGATGAAGCGAAGGTTTGGTCGTACTTGGCCCAGCGCGGCGTTGCGATCCCCCGGCGTACTGATTGCGCCGTGTGCCCCTACCAGCGGCTAGGTGAGTGGCGTGACCTGTGGCGTGACTACCCCGAAGAATTTGCGCGTGGCGTGGCAGTCGAAGAAAAGCTAGGCCACACGTTCCGGTCGCCCCAGCGCGACACTTGGCCCGCTGCGCTCAAAGACTTGGCTGTTGAGTTCGCCAGTGGTCGAAAAATTCGCGGTGACGGGAACGTTCCTACATGCCGTGTTTGCTCTCTCTAAGGATACCCAAATGACATTTCTGAAATACTTGGCCGACGTTGCGCCCGAGGGCGAAGTCATCCTGTTCGTGCGGCAAAAGCCGATCCTCAAAGACGGCGAGGCGCAGCACCACGCCGATGGTGCGATCAGGTGTTCGTGGCCTGCGTCCCTGCCCAGCAAGTGGAAGGCCGATCAGGCGTGGTACTGCAACACCGGGTGTTTCATCATCGACCGATTTGACGAAGGCAAGCCCGCCGCCAAGGCCGACAATTGTGAGCGAGTCGCGTTCCTGGTGCTGGATGACGTTGGCACCAAGGCGGCGATCCCGCCCATCGCCCCGACTTGGATCATGGAGACTTCGCCGGGTAATTACCAGTACGGTTTTACTTTCGCCCTGGACGATCAGCCGATGAAGGGCGAGTTCGCCGCCGCCATCGTCGCCATTGCCGAAGCCGGGTATACAGACAAGGGTGCCATCAACCCGGTTCGCAACTTCCGATTACCCGGCTCGGTCAACCTCAAGCCAGGGCGCGACCGTTTCGCGTCCCGCCTGGTCGAGTTCCATGCTGACCGTGAGTTCAGCCTGCCCGAGATATGCGCCGCCTTGGGCGTGGTGCCCAACCCCGCCGACACGGCCACCGTGCGCCCGATCCGGCTCACTGACAACGGCGGCGATGATGTGCTGGCCTGGGCCGCTGCCCGTGGCGACCTGCTGGAGCGGGGCAACGCCAGCGGTTGGTGGGGCATCGTTTGCCCCAACAGCGCCCAGCACTCGGACGGCAACCCGATGGGCCGCTATCACCCCGTCAACCGGGCGTATTGCTGCCTGCATGAGCATTGTTCCGAGTGGGATAGCGTCACCTACCTTGCATGGGTGGAAGAGCATGGCGGGCCTAAACGGTCGCATGGCCTGCGCGAGGAACTGTTGGCGGCTGTCATGGAGAACACACTCGCCAAGCTGGCCCCGACGCCGCAATACCCCGACGACGCCGCCGCCATCATCGCCGAAGTCGAACACCGCGAACTGGGCCGTCTTGAGATGTCGGGTTGGTTTGAGCGGTTCGCGTACATTCAGGACGACGATGCGTTTTTTGACTTAGTGGACCGGCGCGAGTTGATGCGAAAGACGTTCAACGCCGTGTTTCGCCACATCGGTTGCCGGTCGCGCCACGGCAAGCACCCAAAAATAGAGGCGTCGGTGTCGTTCGACGAGCATCGCCAAGACAAGGGAGCGCGGTCGTTGGTCGGCATCACCTACGCCGCCGGGGAAACCGTCCTGGTGTCGCGTGATGGCCTGGTGTACGGCAACCGTTGGCGCGATGCCCGCCCGACGCCCGTGGCCGCTGATGTGTCGGCATGGCTGCGCCATGTCGAGCGTATGGTGCCCATCGAGTATGAGCGCGAACACCTGTTGAACGCCCTGGCGCACAAGGTCCAGTACCCCGGCCACAAGATCAACCACGCCATCCTGCTGGGCGGTAACCACGGGAGCGGCAAAGATACGCTGTTCGCCCCGTTTTTCTGGTCGATAGGCGGCAAGGGCAAGGTCAATTGTTCGCTGGTCAAGAACGAGGAATTGACATCCCAATGGGGTTACGCGCTTGAATGCGAAGTCATGGAAATCGCCGAGTTGCGCCAGGCCGAGGCCCGCGACCGCCGCGCCTTGGAGAACACGCTCAAGCCCATCATCGCCGCCCCGCCCGAACTGTTGCCGGTGAACCGGAAAGGTTTGCACCCTTACATGGCCCTTAACCGCGTGTTCGTGGTCGCGTTTTCCAATGAGCGGGTTGCCATCAGTCTCCCCAGCGAAGACCGCCGGTGGTTTGTCCTGTGGTCGGATGAAGGCAAGATGGAGGAACCCGACGCCGTGGCCCTGTGGAACTGGTATGAACACCGTGGCGGCTTTGCTGCCGTGTCGGCTTACCTGCATACGCGGGATGTGTCCGCGTGGAACCCGAACGCCGCGCCGCCCATGACTGAGGCCAAAGCCATCATGGTCGAACACGGCATGAGCGGCGCAGAGTCGTTCCTGTTCGGCCTGATCAACGACCGCGCCCGCATGTTTGCGTCGGGTGTGATCGGTGCGCCGTTTTTCCCGGTGTGCGATGAACTGCAAATGTACGCGCCCCAAGGCATGAAGATAGTCCCGGCGGCGCTCCTACATGCGCTGAAGGAAGCCGGGTGGGTTGACATGGGCCGGCTGTCGTCGCGTGAGTTTCAGACCAAAAAGCACGTATTCTGCGCCCCTGAGAAACGCAACGGCAACAAGTCAGACTTGCGCCGTGCTATCGAAAAAAGTTCACAGGTTGAAGATAACCGCCAGTAGTGCGGCCAGCAGGGCCGCGAAGACTATAAGCATATCTCCACGCTATCGACGCCTTCCGGCACGCTCACGCGGCCGCTGAGGGTGTCGTAGAACCCCTTCAAGTTGTCGTCACCATAGGGCCGCGGCACCTTGAAGTTTCGCCAATTGCTGTTCAATGCATAGTACTGCGCGACATACGCGGCCGTTGACATGCCCGCGCCGAATTGCGGGTAATAACGTTTCTCCGCGCCCTTGGACCGCACCGGCCGGTGCTTGCCAGTGATCTTGACGGCCAGTGCCTGAACGGCCAGCACGCGGTCCGGCGACGCCAGCGTATACGCGGTCCCTTGGATTTTGAGATAGTGGTTCATGGGTTTGCCTCAAAAAAAGCTGTTGAGAATCCAAGTGGTGTCATGCTGCGGAGTTCCTTAGTGCGTTCAGACTTCCCGCCCAGCAGTTGCAGCCAGCTACCTTGTGAGCATGACCGTATCGGCTCCATGTTGCGCGTGAGTTGTTCGGGCATGTTGATGGTTCCCCACAGCCCGGTTTTTTTGGTGTACCGGCTGTGCTGCGGGTCTAGCGTGGCGTAGTGGTGCGGTTGGAACCAACCGACAAACGGCAGTTCGGGCCGTAAACGTTTCAGGCGTCCAACCGGGTTTTCCAGCGCCCACCATTGCGGGTAAGTAATGTGGATAATCATCATGCAGGCATCCAGCAGGGCCAGCGACCGCGCTGTGGTGCCGTCCGCGTCCTTCGCGGGCCAGTACTGTGCCCCGGACACCGCGAAGTTCGTACATACTGGCGCAGCCAATACGCCGACCACTATTGCCGTATCCTCGCCGCCAGCGGCTGCGATGGCTCGATCAACGCCCGCTAGCGTACCTTCCAAGTCCGTACAGTCGTCGCCGTGTTTCAGATCAAATTGCGCGACCGTGTAGCCTTGCTTGATGTATTCACTGGGCCAGCGCCCGGAATAGTCGCACAGGGAAATAATCACCTTGTGCCCGCCGATATGTAATTTCATAGCCCGCTCACCCGGTAGCAGTTCCCATCGGACCGTTGAACGTCGATAGTGCCTGCCCGGTGCACGGCCAGGACGCGCACGCGCTCTATTTTTCCATACAGTGAGATATGGATATATTGACCTACCCGCATAAGTTACCCCTAAGTTACGGCCAAGATTAGCCCATATGCGCCCGGACTGGGGCGCATACAGATAGTCCTAGGTCATGTCTCGCCCCGTCCGTCACAGTACTGGCACCTAGTGCCATCATATCGACCTTCCCCGGATCCGGAGCATGCCGAGCATATTTCTGCCGGGTAGTCTGGAGGATCGGGGTCCATATCGTCGAAGCTGTCGGGGCTATCGTCGGATTGGTTCATATCGTGCAGCACCCGCAGCATGGCGCATCCTCGCACCGACCGCGTGCGTTGCGGTAGAAGGTTTTCGGGCCATTCTCGCCATTGAATACGATGGTATCCACTGGCGCGGGTTTGCGCCTGGCGGGTTTCGGCGCGGGTTTTTTGTAGGCCGGATAGGTCCGGCGCGGATAGTAGTTCATGGTGTCATGCTCCAAAAGTACAGGATAAAAGGTAAGCCGAAAAGGGCCGCGCCGATTAGGGCGCATAGTAGGGTTTTCATGCTGCCACCAGCATGATGACGCGACGCGCATGGCCCGCAGCATGGTCGGCGATGACTACATCTTTAGCTACCTTAGTCGTGCCGCCGCACAGCATGCAGGTTTCGCATGTAGCCTTGCGCCCACCTTCGGCAGACGCTGGGCATGTGACTTCGCCATGCTGCTTGTCTACGCCGGTGGATACCCTGAAAACCCGCATGCCGTGCAGATTAGCTAGGGCGGCCTGATCGACGCTATCGGCCGAGGCCATTACCAGTGGCGCCCATGCAGCATGATCAAACCCTAACGTTTGCCATTGATGCGAGTAACCCGCACGGGCAAATACGTAACGGCTCACACGTTGCCATGTCGCGACGGGTGCGGCCGCCGGATCACCATAGGTGCCAATGCGGAGGGATTTACCAGCCAATGCAAGGGCTATCGTCTCAAGACTGGCCCGGACATAGCGGCCGCGTCGATAGGCGTTATAGACCGATAGCACACTCTTTGCTACCTGTACGTAACATGGCGGCCGGCCGGTTTTCTTGGCAAGCTTAGGCCTATGCTCGCATTGTCCACATACGGATTCGTCTGCGCCGGTTTGCAGAGCTTGCACCGGATTCATGTCCGACCTAATGATGAAGCTCTGGACGATTGCGCCGGTCTTGCCGTTCTTGCTGCCGCTGTCGATCTTATTGATGATGACAACAATCGGCTTGCCATCGATTTCCGATGGACCCTCATACGCGATGTAGCCTAGAATTTTTGCCATGTTTTGCCTGTACTTTAGTATGTGTCGGATTGACACCATACGCCGACTCGCTGGAATCGGCGTATAGGGGAATCAGGCAATTAGCGCTAAACGATTGGCGTCGACGCCTATGCGGCGCAAAAAACGCGCAAGCGATTTAACAGAAATGCCGAAAGTGATGGCCGTATCGCAACATGCATCGATAGCATTCATTTGTTGTTCTTGTCTGCGGTACATGTATGTGGCGAGAATGGTTATGTGGTACATGGTTTTGCCTTAGTTGGTTGAGGGGCGAATGATGTGCAGGTAAACGGTGCAACCGTAATCACTGACAGCGCGCACGCGGTTAAGTGTGTCGAGTGCAGGTGTCGGCGAAACGTTGAAATACTGTTCCTCCATCGCGGTAGCGATAGGATGCCCATACATCGACTCGAAACGCGCAACAGCGCCCGCAAGCGTGCTGTATTTGCGGCGCGTCGCTCCGTCGACGTCGCGAGTGACTACTGAATATGTGGTTTTCATGTTTGCTTTCGTTTAGTTGATGGTTTTGCTCTGCGACTGCTCGCGCTCCGAGCGTAAGGTTTTTACTTACGCTTTGCAATAGGCTATTGTCACATATGCGACAGTTTTGTCGGCTTTTTATGCTGTTTGGACTGCCGACAATTTGACCAACATTGACGACAATTTGACCGTCATTGACCAGAATGCGCCCATTCTGGACTTATCGCGTTCGCTGTCGGCTGTTTTGTTGGTGCCGCTGTCGGCGGTTGGTTTGGTCATGCGGGTTTGATGCGGTTCTCCAATGGCGACCGCTATATGTTGGCCATGTTGGTAGTGTATTTTGGATAGTTGAAAAAAAATAGATATGTAATAACATATGTTATAACGTATATGGGTATTGCAATTGACTGCTGTCGGCATAGCCGACATAGCCGACATCTGGGGGTCGGCGCAGACAAGCCCCGCGCAGACAAGCCAACGCAGACACCTAACCCGTGTGGGCTATGCCGACACTGCCGACATCTAACGGCAGTATGCGACTCGTGTCGGCACTGCCGACACTGCCGACATCTTGATGCAGGCATGCGACTCGTGTCGGCATAGCCGACATAGCCGACATGCGCCTGCCTGCCTGCCTGCCTGCCTGCCTGCCTGCTGGCCTGCTGGCCTGCTGGCGTCAACCAGGCCCCCACCCAGGGCCAGGCCGGAAGGGCCAGCGGCTACGAAGCGTTCGCAAACAAATTTTTTTTTAATATAAACTCACCGCACACGCCTCCTCGGCGCAGGAGAACAAATGTTCAAGTCGATGCCTCTCACAATCCGGCATGTCAAAGCTACAGAGTCGCGCTTACAAGCGATATACGACGCGGCCAAGCTGGGCCTCAAAGGCGACACGTTGGCGCTGGCGTCAGGGATGCGGCCAGAAGAGTACCGGCACCTGTGCCAGTTTGACTCCCTAGCGGAGATGGCCGCAATCAAGGGCAAGGCCGATGGGGAGCGCGAAATGGCCGACCTCCTGCACAACGCCGCCCGAGCGGGCGATGCCAAGGCAGCGCTTGAGATACTCAAGCACCAGCACGGTTGGGTCGCCAAGCAGTCCATCTCGGTGGACATTGACCAGCGCATATCCATCACGCAGGCGTTGGCTGACGCTGAACTGCGGGTCATAGAAGTAATTGATGCAGTCCACCAAATACAGCGCTGAAGACGAACAAGGTTTGATGTCGCGGCTGTGGGCTCCGCGCATCAAGGACAGCCCGCTTAACTTTGTAGCGCTGGTATTCCCGTGGGGCGTCAAGGGTACGCCGCTGGAGAACTTCAAGGGGCCGCGCAAATGGCAGCGCGAGGTGCTGCAAGATATTGCCACGCACATCGAACAGAACAAGGGCCGATTAGATTTCGACGTAATGCAAGCCGCCATCTCATCCGGGCGCGGTATCGGCAAGTCGGCGCTGGTCAGTTGGATCACGATCTGGATGTTGTCAACCCGCATCGGCTCGACGACCGTCATCTCGGCAAACTCCGAGTCGCAACTGCGCTCAATCACTTGGGCTGAGATTACCAAGTGGCTGGCGATGTCACTGAACTCGCACTGGTTCGAGGTGAGCGCCACCCGCGTCATGCCTGCCAAGTGGCTGACTGAACTGGTTGAGCGGGACTTGAAGAAGGGCACTAGGTACTGGGGCGTCGAGGGGCGGCTGTGGTCAGCGGAGAACCCGGACGCTTTTGCTGGGGTGCATAACTACGACGGGGTGCTGGTAATATTTGATGAGGCGAGCGGTATTGATGATGCGATATGGGCGGTGACGGGTGGGTTCTTTACGGAGAACACGCCGAATCGGTTTTGGTTAGCGTTTAGCAATCCGCGCCGTAACACGGGATACTTCTACGAGGCGTTCAACTCCAAGCGGGCGTTTTGGCAGACTAGGGTGGTGGATGCTCGGACGGTGGAGGGGACGGACAAGGCGGTGTATGAGCGGATCATTCAGGAGTACGGGCCGGATAGTAGCCAGGCGCACGTGGAGGTTTATGGGATGTTTCCAAGTGCGGGGGACGATCAGTTCATATCGAGTTTGATTGTGGACGAGGCGATGGCGCGGGAGAAGTACAAGGACTTGAGTGCGCCGATCATTATTGGTGTGGACCCGGCGCGGTTTGGGGCTGATGCGACGGTGATAGCGGTGAGGCAGGGGCGAGACATTGTGAACATTACGAGGTATCGGGGGGATGACACGATGACGGTGGTGGGGTATGTGATTGACGCGATTGATGAGTACAAGCCTGCGCTGGTGGTGATTGATG